CCTTATTTTATTTACTATTTACTCCTGGCACAACATAGATTTCGGAGTAAATCTTCTATCTATAAATATGTACACACACACTAGTACTAGAGTAGTATAAACCTTGCACATGCAAGAATGGGAATTAGTTTCTGGCTTCCCTCGCCACGTCCAGTTTACAACAAATGAATGTTCATTCTGGAAGAGTTCCGATATATTGCCACTCTTTAAGCTTTAAGACTACACAATTTAATGTGCCGTAGTTTAAACGTCTTCGGACGGTTCGGGTGGTCAACCCAAGTGCAACCTCAGATAGAGCAGGCTAAACATCATTGATGTAGAACCAACTAGATCGAATTATGCACTTGCTCTTCCACCCTGTATTTACCAATAAATACTAAGGGCTTATTTAAAGTTAAAACAAGCAAAACCACCGTTTTATTTTGAAATGTAGGTGCCCGCCTACATTGGGAATTAGTTTCTAGCTTCCCATGCTACGCCCAGTCAGACTAAATAAATAGCCCTAATGGGAGAGTTCCAAAATAGCAACTCTTTAAGCTTTAGTCACTACACAAATTAATGTGCCGTAGTTTTGGATGTCTTCGGACATATTGAAATTGCATTTCACTTCAATTCAATTTCTTTAAAAACTTCAACCTCCTCCGCTAATGTGTAATACGTAGCCTTCTGCTGACCACCAAACTCCATGTCGCTACCAAAGCGGCAAAACAGACGTACTGATTCAACTTCATGAACATTCCCCAATCGGATATTCATCTTGTAGAACTTTTTGTCCCCACCAATGTGCCAGGCCATGGGCTTGAAGCCACCAACTGGTCCCACAATTCTTCTTGAAAATTCATGAGTGCTGTTGGGTGTGGTGCTAACGGCTGTGTGTGATGTGTTTGACTTCAGACTATTCTCATGGATGAAAATAGAGTTAGAAGCGCACCGGTCACTAGCCCTAAAGTCGGAACTGGCTTGTATTTCCACCTTCCAGTATATGGTGCCCCTAATCCACGCACAGCCCTGGAGGAAATTTGTAACCGGACTATGCAAGATAGTCAAGTCTTCTGAATTTCGAGTACCATCAAGCCTCAGCTTAAGATTCACAGTTAATAGCTGCAATTTCGTCCTCTCACCAGGGTACTTGTGTTTCTTATACTCCCAGCTTGCCATCTGGTGGTACATAAACACATCCCCAAGAGGAATCTGCGGACCCTGCCCTTTCTGGCGCTGAACAATTTCACGAACCTGTGGCAGTGGTTTTTTCTTTTTATCTCGGGTTTTCCCGTTCCGTGAATCAACCGCAGGATAACCAGCACTCAAACCATGGAACTGCATGTTTGCCCCACAGCGCATTGAAATGCGCATACCCAAGGCCCCTTCCTGCTGACTTGTAACCAAATCGCGCTGGAACAGGACAAAATAGCCTGCTGAATCTTGAACTCCAGGTACGGACAAATTCCACTGGTCCAATGGCAAATAACTGGGAAAAATTTCTTTTGGAAAGCGCAAACTGAGCACACTTGTCAAGCTCTTTTTGAAAGTGAACGTGACATGGGGTAATGAATCCAAATGCTGCTGATTAATCACAGAGTTCAGATGATTTCCCGAGACATATGCAATGGTGAAAGTAGCTCCGAGCATTGGGCTGCTCATCAACAAAATGTCCAGTATAATGTCTGTTTCAATGTATTGAAACAACCCACAGTAAATTGACGCAAAATTTCTGGTGACCACTTTCCCTTCCACTTGGCACTTGCCTATATTTGCCTCAAATGCATAGCATTTGCGCACTCCTTGCTCAAATCTAAGAGTGCCAATCTCCTTTCGCATCATACTACTGGGCACATGCTCCATTGTAGCAATTTGCTTGGGTATTGAACTGGTAGGCTCAAAGTACAGTGCATAGGAGAAATTGGGTGCTACCTTAGGACTACCAAGCCAGCCAGATAAACAAAGCACAGTTACTGCGGGCGCCAAAGTAGCGTTGCCCAGCATATGCATGTTCCAATAATCCACACAACTAAAAGGCTTGAACTCAAAATCAATCACACTTTCAAGTGCCGGGTTCCATCGCTTTTGTTGTGGCCCAATCAAGCGTCCGACCACGGTACCAAGTGAGGCATTCTCATTACCTTCTACATAAGCTGCACATAAGCCAATGCCACATGTGGGTGGAAGTTCACAATGAAATCTAAGCCTAATCGACCCAGGTATGCGAGCATACATCTGCAGCAACTGAGTGTGCACGCCCGCAAGACTACCAAGTTTGTTTAAGTACACAGTGACCACTTTATGGCCTTGCACACAATTTAACGGAAGGGATCCAAATCCACTAGTAAGTAACCTCATGGTTTCTGGCATATCAAGCAGGGGTTTGTTAATCACCTCAACTTCCAACACCTCTTGTTCCATCAAAGCCTGACCAAATGCAATTTGTTCCTGGTTGGCTGAGTGGGCATCACAGTCGTCTTGCTCCTCTTCTGAATCCAATAAGGATTGGCACAATTCGGTGTGCAAGATATTGAGTGGGATAGTCCTCCTAGTGCTACTATTTGCCGTAGCGGCTTGTCCCTCGTAGCTGTCCATATCATCTTCACTTTCAGAGAAATCATGGGTTTTACTGCGTGAAGTTTTCTGCCAGTTGACTTCTTCTCTCTTCTTGGCATTGACACGCGATTTCCCCACAGGACCTGTATAGTTGAGAACTATTTCTGGATTGTGGCCCTGTCTTGCCTTTGGGAATAGTATGGATCCATCTGCACTATAAATGCCCTCTGTTCTAACCAAATTCCCAAAAGGTGTTGGCATTTTATAGTTTGTCAAATCAACTGCTGGATTAACACGTGGCGTGGAAACAACACACCTCGTTTCATCTGCAAATTGGTGAGCTTTCACCCTATCCAGATTGCTGGAGAAAATCAAATTCTTTGTTTCCTTTATCTTATCTGGCCCTCTTGCCTTGACATAGACTGTTCTGGCTGTGAACTCTGCTAGAGTATAGTTATCATCGAAATCCGTGTCCCGACTGACAGTTGAAAGAGTTAGAACTTCATTTGGATCATCACCAGGAGCAATCCTCAGTGAAGGGTAAAAAACCACATGAGTAGGAACACCACTCGCTGCAGATGCAAACGACCCTTTGAATGAATTAGCCACAAGTGAATGCCTTTTATCAAACAAAGCTGCTGCCATAGTGGTGGTTGAAGAGTTGGATGCAAATCCATCTGCCTGTATTTCCACTGCTGCCACCATTACTTGTTGACCTTTTTTCCGCTCCTTCTCTTTGAGCCGATAGTCAACAATTTGCTCTGTGTTATGCGGCACAACAGGTACCTCCAAAATTCCTGTGCCATCGCCATAAACCTTGCCAACAACCAATTCCCCAGTGCGGACATAGGTGGGCATATCTTCATGAAATTTGCCAAGAGCTCTCTTAAGGAAATGAGCTTGATATAGATCTGACACTTGTGGCAAAACACTTTCATTTCCTGCCGTGGCAGTTCGGTACGCCTGCGCCTTAGCCAAGAGCAAGTCTTTTGGTAAGGTGTGTCCTGGCGTTATTGGTGCTGACTCTGTGGCTGTATAATCCTGTGCTTTTGATTGCTGAGACATCTTCTCTCGTTTCTTCTCTTCCACCACTCTTGCGATAGCTTCCTCAACTTGTGCGTGAAACTTGTCGTACGCTTCCCAATCTGTGTGATATTGCAATGAAAAGAGAGTTATGTAAACCTTCTTCCAATACGGTACCCACAGGCGTTGTCTGAAGTAAAATGCGTGTTTGGACTCTTCAACTCTGAAATTGTCAATATGTGTTTGTAAAATGGGCACAACACAATATTTCCAAATTAGGGTATAAGAGCATGCAAGTACTGAAATGAAATAAAACCAAAGTGCAAGTAAATGCATATAGCTGGTTATGGTGCGCTTTTAATCACACTCCCTTTTCCCGGGTTCCAATGCAAAACTTACTGAAAGCTGTTAGATTTTTGAAAGCTGTTTGGTAACGAAAGCTGTTTTGTAACCTGAAAGCTGTTTAGTAACGAAAGCTGTTTTGTCAAAATAATATTTTATTTTAAC